ACAATCAATAGCAGGTGGTGCACAAACTACAACTTTATCTGTTTCTGACGGATCAACTGGTGCAGTTTTATCTCACAGAATGATTGAGTTCACAGGTACAATTACAGGAAATCAAATCGTAACTATTCCATTAGACGTACAAACTTTTTACTATTTAAGAAATTCAACATCAGGCGCATACACAGTACAGTTTAAATATGTATCAGGATCTGGTGATTCGTTCACTTTTTCCGCGACAAATAAAGGTGATGCCGTTGTTTTTGCTACAGCAAGTGATGGAACAAATCCTAACATTCTTACATTACCAGCTGGTGATGTAACTACTGGTGGAACACAAACTTTAACAAACAAAACGTTAACGTCTCCTATAATTGGAACTTCTATTTTAGATACAAATAGTAACGAAGTAGCTAAAATTACAGCTACGAGTTCAGCGGTTAATGAAGTTACTTTTGTAAATGCTGCTACAGGAAACAATCCATCAATCGACGCTTCAGGTGGTGATTCAAATGTAGGTATCGCATTAAAAACAAAAGGAACTGGAGTAATTCAAGCAGAAGACTCAGGCGGAAACGTATCTGCAGTTAAGATTGCAGGTAAAGAAACTATTTGGGTTCCTGCGGTAGCTATGTATCCTAATACTACAAATGGTGCAGAAGCTGCTCAGGTAGAATTATCAAACGGACCTGAAATTAAAACTTTAGACTTTGATAATTCATCAGATGAAAGTGCACAATTCGCTGTTGCTTTTCCAAAATCTTGGAATGCAGGGACAGTAACTTTTCAAGCGTTCTTTACAGCGACATCAACAAATACAGGTACAGCTAAATTTGTTTTAGCTGGAGTTGCTCTTGCTGATAATGGAGATTTAAATACAGCTTTTGGAACAGCTGTAGGACCTGCAGCAAAAGCACATAGTGGTACATCAAATGATTTAGACGTTACAGCAGAAAGTGGAGCAGTTACTATTGCAGGCTCACCTGGCGATGATGAGTACGTTTTCTTTCAAATAACTAGAGATGTGTCAGAGGATGATTTATCTGCTGATGCAAGATTACTTGGAGTTAAACTATTCTTCACTACAGATTCTGCTAACGATCTATAAGAAGGAGAATAAATGGCAGGATTTGGATATACAGTTCTAGGTTTTGGATCTGGAGGCGCAGGTAAACCTTACAACGTTAGATATTTAGTTGTCGCTGGAGGAGGATCTGGTGGCTCGTCCCAAGGGGGCGGCGGTGGAGGCGGTGGCTTCCGAACAATTTGCTCTAAAAGTCATGAAGTTGTATCAGGAAAAACTTACGCAATAACAGTAGGCGCTGGAGGTCCAGCTATGCCTAGTGATGTGTGTTCTTCAAAGCCGACATCACAATTTAATGGAAATAATTCAATTTTTGACACAATCACCTCAGCTGGAGGTGGAGCAGGAGGTTTTGGAACACCAACACAAGGGTGTTTAAAAGCACAAGACGGTGGCTCAGGCGGAGGAGTAGGAAGATATCATAATCCTAGCCCTGCAGGAGGATCTCAACCAGCAGACGTTTTAGATGGAGGAGCAGGTAACACACCTCCCACATCACCCTCACAAGGAAACAGCGGAGGAACTAATCCTCACTCAGCTTTCAATAATCAAACTGGAGGCGGCGGTGGCGGAGCAGGCGCTGCTGGACAAAACGCAAACTCACCTCCCGGTGCAGGTGGAAATGGTGCCCCAGGCTCAGGTTCAAATATTCAAGCATGTTTACCAGGCATGAGTGGTGGCGGAGCTGGTGGTGGCGATGCACAACAATCAAATCCAAAAGGAAACCCTGGTGGTGACGGTGGTGGAGCTGCAGGACAAAGAGCTGTAGGAACTGCTGGAGGAGCAAACCAAGGCGGAGGCGGTGGTGCCGGAGGCGGCGGAAATGCTGCTGGAGCTGGTGGTTCAGGAAAAGTAATTATTAGAAGAGTAACAGCTTGTTCACCAGGAGCGTCAGGTGGAACTACACAAACTGTTGGAGATGATACTATTCACGTATTTAACTCGCCGGGGACGTTTACAGCATAATGGCACACTTTGCAAAATTAGATGAAAACAATAACGTGTTGTTTGTAACACCACTAGAAGATTCTATTTGTAATGATGATGAAGCTACAGGTATCGCTTATTTAACAAAAGTACATAATTGGCCTTATTGGAGAAAAACTTCTTACAACACTTACGAAGGAAAACATTATACTGAAGGTGTTTTATCAGAAGATCAAAGTAAAGCTTATAGAGCTAATTACGCTGGTGTAGGTATGAAATATGATCCAGAATTAGATATATTTAAAAGAAAAAACAAACCGCATCAAAGCTGGACTTTAAATACAACGACAGGTATGTATGAAGCACCTGTTGCTAAACCAGAGTACTCAGACGATAAACCAAAAGGGCACACTTGGAACGAAGAAACACAAACTTGGGACGAAATAGAATAATAGAAAGAAAAAATGATTTGGCCAACACTGTGCGTTGATAGATTTTTTATCAACCCTGAAGCTGTTATAAAATACGCTAAAAATTTAAAATACGATAGAAGTGTTGATGGCACTTGGCCTGGTAAAAGAACAGCGCCAACACATACTTTTGATAAAAATTTTTTTCAAATGACAACTAAAAAAATAGTAGCTGCTTTATATCCAAATGACGTTAGTGTTGATTCTTGTCTAGAATGGAGAGCACATCAGTTTTTTCAAAAAATAAAACCAAGTGAATACAAAGAAAAAGGGTTTATTCATCAAGATCTTACAGCTGAATTTACTAGTATTGTTTATTTAAGTAATGAAGAAAACAATGGTACATTTATTTACAATCTTAAAAAACCAGTGAAAGATACTTCTTATGAAAAAATACAACAACAAAATTATATCAAACCAAAAAAGCCAAGATCTAAAGAGTTTAAAAAAGCTCTTGAGGAGAATCATAATAATTATGAAAAAGTTTTAGAATTTAAATCTATGAAAAATAGAATGATAATCTTTGATAGTTCTCAATATCATGGAGTAAATAACTTTGGCAAAGACAATGCTGAACGATTAACTTTAATAACTTTTTTTAATTCTTTTACTAGAACAGATGGCAAGCCATTGAAATATCATGCAAATGAGTGTATAAAATATTAATATGGAGAAAGTAATATTAAACGAAGAGGCGCTTTATCATGGATATGTTAAATGTCCTAAAGGTTATGAAATAGATAGGGAACAAATTAAATATCAAATAATGAAAGGTTATATTCGTAACAAAGATAGTTTACACAATCGATATGAAGTAGAACATACAAAAGAGTTAAATTTTTTCGATTCATACATTAATGATTTTTTTTCACTCAAACACGAAGGTAAATTAAATCTTGTTTTTAAAAATAGGTCTTCTTTTATTTTAAAAGAGGGAGAAAAAAGAGATAAAAGAAATGATGTTAATGTTTTTGATATACCAGGTTCGCCTGTGTATACTTTAATTTATGGAATTGAATTAGAAGATTTTAGTTCTGATTTAATTATACACTACAAATATAAAAAAACGCCAAATAGAATTTGGCGAATACCTTTAGAGAACAATAAATTTATTATATTTCCATCCCATTTAAATTATGAGATAACTAAAAATAATTCCAAGTTAAATAGCTTTTACCTAATGAATTATTATTTTGAGGTTTAATGTTTGTTAAAAATTTTTATTACTATTATACGAAACTTTTCTCTGATCAATTTTGTGATTACGTTATACGAAAAGGAAAAGAATTAGTTGAACAAGATGGTAAAGTAGGTTCTTCTGGAAAGGGAAAAAAAGACAATAAAATTAGAGATTCTAAAATTACATGGATTAAAGATAGAGATATTCTTGAGCCTGTATTGCAAACCATAGAGGCAGCAAATAGAAAAGCCGAATGGGACTTTCATCTTGATTTAAATTTAGGTATAACTGCTCAGTTTACTAAATATGGTTTAAATCAATTTTATCACTGGCACAGAGATTGTGATATATCAAACAGAAATAGAAAGCTGTCTTTTATATTAAACCTATCTGAGCCTAGTGATTATCAAGGGGGACATCTTGAATTTGATTTTAAAAATCAAGGGGGTAAAGGAAGATTCGAAAAAATGACCGTAGCAAGAGAAAGAGGTTCTTGTATAATTTTTCCTTCCTTTATGTTTCATAGAGTAAAACCTGTAAAAAAAGGAACGCGATATAGTTTAGTTGTGTGGGTAACGGGGCCTAATTGGAGATAATATGAAAAAAATTCATAAATCATTATACTTTTCTACTCCTGTATTTAGTACAAACTACTTTGAACATGTTAAAAAATTAAATAAACTATGTGATCCATATATAAAAAATATGCGCCAGAAAAATATAAAGGATATTAAAAAAAGTAACGACATCCCAAAAAAATTACAAAAAGATTTTGGAATGTCACATCACTCTGTGGATTTAAAAAATGATCCTAATTTTAAATTTCTAATAGATTTAATTATAGAACATAGTAATCACTTTATTGAAAACTCAGGTTTTAATGTTAAAGATAAAAAGTTGTTAATGACAGAACTTTGGGCTCAAGAGTTTGCAAAATTAGGGGGTGGTCATCATTCAACACACGCACATTGGAATCAACATGTTTCTGGTTTTTATTTTTTAAAATGTTCAGAGCTTACTTCGTTTCCAAGATTTTATGATCCTAGAGCAGGAGCTGTTATGACAAAACTACCACAAACCCATGTTGATAACGTTACATCAGCAACAGATATAGTGCATTATAAAGTTAAACCTGGAGACATGATTATTTTTCCTGGTTACTTATTACATGAGTTTTCTGTTGATCACGGCATAGAGCCTTTTAGATTTATACACTGGAATATTCAATATGTTTAAAATTATAGACAACGCCATAGAAAAAGAACAATTTAATGATTTAAAATTATTAATGTTTAGTAAACATTTTCCTTGGTTTTATTCACCTACAGTTACAGCTGAATCTCAAAGAGATAAGTTGTTTTATTTTACACATTTGTTTTATCAAGACTATTCAAAAAATAGTGAGTACTTTAATTTACTTTTACCTATACTTGCTATTTTAAAACCAAATGCTATTGTAAGAATTAAAGGAAACTTATATCCAAATTTAGGTAAGAAAGTGCAAAATGATTTTCATGAAGATTTTGAATACAGTCACAAAAACGCTTTGTTTTACATAAATGATAATAATGGTCCTACTGTATTTAAGTCAGGACAAAAAGTAGAGAGTAAAGAAAATAGATTATTAATCTTTGATTCTAAAAAAGCTCATGCCTCTACATATTGTTCTGATGAAAAAGTAAGAATTAATATTAACTTTAATTATTTTTAAATGAAAAAATTTAATAAAACTAAATATCAAGTATTAAAAAAAGTAATTACTAAAGATGTGGCTTCTTTCTTTACAGACTATTATTTTTTAAAACAACAAGTTGCTTTTAAATTACTTAAAGATAGATTTATAACGGCAAAAGATAATAGTTGGGGTGTATGGGACGATCCTCAAGCACCTTTTAGTTATTCTTGTTACGCTGATCTAGTTGCAGAAACTTTGTTAATTACTTTACAACCACTTATAGAAAAGACTACAGGTCAAAAATTATTACCTACTTACTCTTATATGAGAATATATAAAAAAGGAGATGTGTTAAAAAAGCATCACGATAGATTAAGTTGTGAAATATCTGCAACTTTAAATTTAAGTGGAGACGCGTGGCCTATATATTTTAAAGAATTAAATGATAGAACAAAAGATAAAAAGATATTTTCAAAAGATAAAAAGATAGTTTTAAAACCTGGAGACTTAGCAGTTTACAAAGGGTGCGAATTAGATCACTGGAGAGAGGCATACGAGGGTGAGCATTGCGTACAAGTATTTTTACATTATACTAATGAAAAGAATAAAGAATTAATGTTTGATACTAGAGACATGTTAGGATTACCCAACGCGTTTAAAAAATTTGTTGATGGTAGTAGAATTGATTTTATAAATAAAATAATAAAAGAAAACTCATGAGTGATCCTATTATTCAACCTCTTTTTTCTAAAGTTTTTTATGTAAATAATTTAGAATTAGATTACAAAAAAATCATACCTTTAATAGATAAAGATTTTAGTGATACAGGTTATCACAATGATGAGGACATTAAAAATCCAGGGCAAAGTTCTATATCTAAAAAAGTTTTAGAAAGACCTAAATTAAAGTTTTTAAAAAAACAATTAATGAAAGAACTTCATTTATATACAAAAGATGTTCTTAAATATGATAACGAATTTAAAATGACAACCTCTTGGTTTACAAGAACTTATAGTAATCAGGAGTCAAATTATCATTGTCATTCAAATTGTATGATAAGCTCTGTTTTATATATACAAGTTGATAACTCTTCTGGTGATATAAGTTTTATGGATTATTCAACCGAAAGATTTTGTTTAGATCCTAGAGAATATAATATTTATAATTCAAGATCTTGGAGATTCAAACCAGTAAATGGAATGGTTATATTTTTTCCAAGTGAGGTTTTCCACAAAGTATTACAAAGTAATTCAAACCTTGTTAGGTATTCTTTAGCTTGTAACTATATTCCAACAGGTGATTTAAGTATGAAAAGCAGCGACTCTCACCTTTATTTAAAATAATTATGTTACGAAATGATTTATTTAAAGTTCCTGTTTATGTTTCAAACTTTAAACCAAATGATAAAAAAGTATTTATGAAAGATGTAAATACTATTTTAAAAAAAGATAAAGGGAGAATGAGAACTAATATAGGTGGTTATCAATCAAATGATCTACCTTTAAATAATTTACAAGAACTTTTATATAAAATTACAGAGGACTCAAATTTAATAGTTAAGGATTTAAATCTTAAAGAAGGTTTAAATTTAAATAACTATTGGATTAATATAAATAAATACAAAGACTCTAATCTTCCACATACACACACAAAGAGTGTTTTATCTGGAGTATATTATATTAAGGTTCCTAAAAATTCTGGAAGAATAGTTTTTCAAAGTGCGTACAATCACATTATATCTAATTATTGGTTAGATCAATATATTGATAAATACACATCCACAAATGGATCTAAATGGTTTATGGAAGTAAAAGAAGAAATGTTATTAATCTTTCCATCTTGGTTAATGCACTACGTTGAACCAAACTTAAGTAAAAACAAAAGAATATCTTTGTCTTTTAATTTAGATTATGAAAATAGATAAGTGGTCTCCTAAAATAATAGGTTGCTGCGAAAATCCTAATCATAAAACAATAGAAAAAAAACTTACAAAGCTCTGTTTAAATATACGTAAGAATACTAAGTCAGGGGGGCAGGACTGGGTATCTAATAAAACCTTTAATACTTTAGCAACCCATAACATACATACCGATGAAAGATTTCATGATTTAAATATGTGGATATTTGATAGAGTGCAAGAATATTCTAACCACATGAAGTATAAAAATGATTATGAATGCGCTACAAGTTGGATGAGTATTTATAAGAAACATGACTATCAGGAGTATCATACTCACTCTATACATTCATTATCTGCCGTATATTTTTTAAAAAGCGATCCTAAAAAATCGTCTAGAATAATATTTAAAGTTTCGGAAGACCCCTTTGTAAATGAGCCTACTCCAAGAGAGTATAATTATGATAATTCAAATACAGCATGGTATGAGGCCATGCCTGGTAGACTATTAATATTTAAATCTAATCTACCTCATTGTGTTGAAAGAAGTGAGCAAAATGATACAAGAATATCTTTAGCTTATAATTTCAACATAATATGACAAGTATAGTAAAAAGATTTTCTAAATATTTAACAGGCATCGAGTATCCAAAAGAAAAAACTTCTTGGAATATTGCTGGTATAATAAAAGGTAAAAATGCATATTACAGATTTGATGTTAGAAATATGTTTGAAATGCCAAACGGAGAACAAGCACAGAGTGGACGTCTTGATTCACAAGCTCAAAAAATGGTTCTTGAAGGTGAGGATAATTGGCTAATTTTAGACCTAGAAGAACTTCACGAATATATTAGGAGAGAAAACAAAAGTAAGGTATACGTAAATGATTTGATCTCTGATTTAGAATGGACTATATTTATAGCCAAAAACTAGTATAATGGATTACTATGGCATTACAAAAAGTACAATTCCTACCTGGATTTAATAAACAGATTACAGATACTCAAGCTGAAGGCCAATGGGTAGATGGTGATAACGTTAGATTTAGATACGGCACACCTGAAAAAATAGGTGGTTGGCAGCAATTAGGTAACAACAAAATAACAGGTGCTGCTAGAGCCATGCACCATATCGTAAATAGAAGCGGTCAAAAGTATTCTATCATAGGAACAAACAGAATTTTATACGCTTATTCAGGTGGTGTATTTTATGACATACACCCTATTAGAGAAACAAACACGCTTACCAGCGCTTTTACCACAACCAATGGGTCAGCTGTGGTTACAATAACTTTTAGTAGTGGTCATGGTTTAGCTCCTGGAGACATAGTTTTATTAGATAACTTTAGCACGATTACAGGATCTAATTTTGGAGCTTCAGATTTTGATGACAAAACATTCATGGTTACGTCAACACCAACAAACGTAACAATAACAATTACAATGCCATCAGCAGAGTCAGGATCTGGCGCAACAACATCAGGTGGTATTAGAGTTCAATCTTATTATTCAGTTGGACCAGCAGAACAGTTACCAGGTTTTGGTTGGGGTCTAGCCACTTTTGGTGGTACAGTCGCCAACGCACTAACAACAACTTTAAATGGAGCAATCGATGCTTCTACAACAACGATTGTTTTAACAAGCGTTGTTAACTTTCCATCAACAGGTAC